CAGTCTCTGACAGGACTTTCGTCATGTTTTGTCCGTAGCTGGTTGCTTCGGATATTTTCGAGTTGACGGTATTTTGTTTGGATATGATCCCCTCAAGCTCGCTCTTGACGTTTTTGTGCTTTTCGATATCTTTGTCTAGGTTCTCTAGTTGTTTTTGCTGTGAATCGGTTAACTTCCCTTGTTTTTTCTTTATTTCATCGAGTTGTTTCCGCTCTTCTTGGAGTTTTTTAAGCTTTTCGTCTATTTGCTTTACGCCCTCTTCAGCCTTACCATTTAGTCCGACTTGTGCCAACGTAGCTTTAACAAGCTCGTCGTATGCCTTTCGGTCTAAATCCAACGCTTCACGTTTAGGACCAACAGCGTCGAGTGATTTCTTCAGCTTTTCGTTTTCTCTGTCGATCTGCTTCTCGGCGAGCCCCAGTTCGTCTTTCTTACGTTTTATGAGCTGGTCGTAACTCCGTACGGCGGATTCGTTTCCTTGCTCCCGTAATCTTTGCTGAGTCTCTTCTAGCGTTTTGATGTCGTATTCGAGCCCTGCCCTCTTGATTAACGCATCATTCAGACTTGTGACAGACTTATTTGCATCGTCAATTGCAGCCTTGTATTCTTCGGCGTGCTTTTTATAGTTCGTGTCCGCCTTGATTGTTTCTTGGCGGAGAGCGTTCCTGACTGCCTCGTCCAGTTCTTCGGCATATTTTTTGGCCGACTGGCTCGACTCAAGCATCGCATCGCCATGTTTGGTTATAGCAACTTCTGCATTAGGTAGGAGCTGGATCAAGTCATCGTTGACTTTTAGAAATTTCTGGAGTTCGTCCTTCGAAAGTCCGCTCTTCTTCTCCAAGTCCTCCATACGTTCTGCGTAATGTTTTATCTTCTCGGGGTCGGTATTCATCTCCGCATCTCGCATCAAGTCCCGATAAAGCATAAGCTCCGGGTTCGTGAGCTTAATGCGGTTGCGCATGGAATCGTATTCGGTAGTTAAATCCCGCACAGTCTTAGCTTTGTCTTGTAGCTCTTTTGCGTGAGTTAAATCTACCTTTGCCGCCTGTTCCGACGCTGTTTTATACCAGACAAACGCAGACCCGAGCGCAGATATCCCCGCAATTACCCAGCCGATCGGACCCATCCCCAGCACTAAAGCACGAAACGCCCCTGCTAGCTTGGTAACGGCTCCTGCAACGGCAAGGATTCCGACCGCAGTACCGGCAACCTTGACGAATACCTCTACCTTGTTGGGATCGATTTTTCCGAGACCCTCGACAAACTTTGTTAGCGCGTCAACGCCCTTGCGGATTGACGGTATAAAGTGATTCCCGAGTTTGATCGCAACCTCGCTCACGCCCGACTTAAAAATTTCAATTGATCCGTAGAGGTTATCGATCATTGTTTTGGACATTTGCTCCGCGGTTCCGTCGCAATTCTGTAGATTTTTCGTCATATCCTTGAGTTTGCCGGAACCAGTGTCGAGGAGAATTGCCCAGTGTTTATACGCCTCAGCCCCGAAGAGAACCGATAGTGCCGCCGATCGTTGCTGCTCAGTCATGCCTTTTGTTCCTTTTTCTATTTCCGCAACGAGTTCCGGCATACTTTTCATCTTGCCTTGTGCATCAAAAAACTCCATGCCCGTTTTTTTCATGAGGCCGGCCATTCGCTTCGTCGGTTTCGCCAGACGAGCAAGTGACGACGCAAACGCCTGACCCGCGATTGAGCCCTTCAATCCGCTGTTCGCTAGGCTCATCGTAGCCGCCGAAGATTCTTCCAACGACCAGCCCAGCGCATGAGCAATCGGACTGAGGTACTTCATCGCCTCTCCCATTTGCTCAACGTTCGTATTTGCGTTGGCCTGTGCGTAGGCAAATACGTCAGCTGCGTGTGTTGCCGTACTCGCATCGAGTCCAAACGCCTGCATGGTATCAGACACGATATCAGCGGCACGACCGAGGTCGAGCGCACCAGCCGCCGCAAGGTCCAGCATTCCGGGCATGGCGGAAATAATATCGTTTGTCTTCCAGCCGGCAAGTGCGAGATATTCCATCCCTTCTCCGGCTTGCGTGGCCGTGAATTTCGTAGTTGCTCCGAGGTGCCGCGCGGTTTCGTTCAGACGTTGAAAGTCGTCGCCAGTTGCGCCAGATATCGCCTTGACCTTCGACATCTGTTGTTCAAAATCTGCCGCCTGCTTGACGACTGCGACGAATCCGCCGACCATCGCCGCACCGGCCACAGCAGCGCCCTTACCCATCTTCTCAATGGATTCTTTCGTCTTCTTCGACTTTTCTTTCGTATCCTTCATCTCTTTTCGCGCACGTTCCATTTTCTGCGAAAAGTCCTTTAGATCGAGCATCATGCGGGCCCTGATTTCCCCGCCATTTGCAGCCCCACCGACTGCTACCCCCATGCGTTCAGCTCCTTTCAAAAAAGAGCCCTACCGCATGTACTTGTCGGTAAAGGCTCGTAGTTCATCCATTTTCTCTCGGCTAAATCGTTGCTCTTCCTGTTTCGGCTTAATACCGGCCGCCTTTCGCATCTCATGCATATACTGTTTCTGATCATCTTCGGGCAGCGCCCGGCCATTCGTGGCTAATAGCATTTGCGCCATCCTCAGTTCCTTTGCGGCCTGATATTCCCGAGTTTTGGCGAGTATGTCGGGCAAATCGAGGATATAATATTCGTCCTCGATGACCTTCTGCGGGACGCCAAGCGTGACCGCACAATCCCGAAGAAAATCATCGATTGTGTATATCGGATCGCCTCCGCCTTCTTCGGTTTCCGTGCTTATTCCGTCGGCATCGGCAGGAGGCGTTTCACGTTTTTTACTAGATCGTCAATATTGTTGTACTCGTATACACGGACGATGTAGTCTACGATCTCATCAATCCCGGCTTCATTTTCAAGTTCCTCCACGTCAATTCCGCTTAGGATTGAGACGGTGAGTAGCAGATCGTCAAGCGCCACCTCGGATGCCTGTAGCGCATAGACGGCGAAATCATCGGGCGGTGCAAATGCTACGTTTGCAATCAGTTGCGGCAGCACTTGGATGCTCTCGACCAGTGGCCGCCACTTTTTAGGTGTAATCTTCGAGATTTTCACCTGATGCTTGCCGAGCTTGACGACGTCAGTTCGCCGCATCGCTTTTTTAATTAGTTCGCGCATGTCTACCTCCGTTCAATAAAAGAGGGAGAGCAAGCGCCCTCCCGTTTTGTTTTACTTGCCCGTTTCCGGTTTTGCCGTCTCGTCCCCGAGAATATACAAAAGACCGCCCTTATCAAAATCCACATAGGCGGTGAACTCGACCTTGACGATCCTCTCCTTGTCATCATCGTAGGTATATTCCGGGTCCGTAACGGCCGCAGCGAGCGGAATCGTGACCCAATCGTTCGGAGTTGCATTCGGGTCCGTCGGTTTGATTACGAGTGGTTTTGCCGTTGAGGACAAGTCAAAGCCGGCCGATACCGTTACTTCGATTTTCTTCTTGGCTTTGGCGCCCGTACCAGACGTAATGAGCGTCGCGTTCGGGATTGCCTTCGCCAGCCGGTCGAGGTCTTGGACGGCGAACGGCACGGTTACCTTTGCTGTCCGACCTTTGATGATCGACTTTACCGGCGCGTCTCCGTATTGATCGACCGTAATGTCTTTCGTGGACGTGTTTGCGGTAAAGACGATTCCACCTTTCGTAATATCAAACACGATTTTGTCCGCGCCGGTACCATACTCCACGATTGCTGGCCCCATTGGGACGTTTACAATTGCCATATATTTGCCTCCTTTATGGGCGTATAATTAGATTAAAATTCATCGAGAAAACGGGCCGCTGGACCTCGTCAATCCCGATGAAAAAAGGAACGGAGCCGACGGGGTAGATCACGACCACCGATTCGGCTCCTATTCGTTGCTCCTTGCGATTAGCTATTGTGGTAAAGATGGCGTAAGCTCTTACTTCGGTTTCTTCGAAGTCACGAGCAGCCCCACGGACAAGGACCTGAAACGCCGGAAAACTTGCGCCTGTGTCACGATCCTTTGCACCGCCGGCTTGAAGCGTAACTACCGAACAGGCATCGGGTCCGGTAGTCGGAAACATAAACGGAAAGTAGGTGCCGGGCGCTCTCTGCTCGATCCATGCGATAAGTTCCTGTATTTTCATCGGCCGATCCTCCCCCGAATGGAGTCCGCAACCCATTTCCAGTATTTCGACTGCTCACCGTACAGTGGTCGTGACAGGTATTTGTTGCCGACGCTGTACCCGTCTACTCCCGGAGCTGCCTGCGATTGCTCTCCAAGTTTGTACGTCATCTCATGAGTCCACAAAGCGTAATTAAAACGGCCACGCCTCGATGTTTCAACGGCCGAGAACGACACTTCCCCGATGACACTGTTCCCCGTAGCTTTTACCTTCGTATCGACTGTTCTTCTCAACGTTCCCTTGTCGATCGGAGCAATGTTGGTTGCGATCCGGGCCAGATCGTCCAGCGAGCCTTGTACGCCAACCTTTCCGGCTTGTATGACGCCTGTTACGTTGGCCTGCGTCTTCGCCAGAAAATCACTGATATCAAAGTCGAGGCTCATAGTAACACCTCCGTAAGCAGCGCTTTTCCGCCAATGTCCCGCAAGACACGGACCTTTTTCGGGCGGCCCTCGTATTTCTTGCCGAGCTCGTTTACGTAGGTGAGCTGGTCGTCAGGCCGAATATCCGGGAGCCTGTCGAGAAGAAACTTGACGTTGGCAACCTCGGATTTACCGGTCACTCTCGCCTGCATGTCGTCGGCAACGAACAGTCCCTCGTCGGCTCGGCATTTGTACTCGGCCGGTGCGCCCGGCTTCGGATTGCCCCATTTGTCCAGTTCGCCGGAACCACGCTTAACGTGCAACGTTTGCCGCATCGGAATAAGAGGCATTTACCGCACCCCCATTCCGACACGGCGTAGCCGCAAGTCCACATCGTTCTCGTCGCTGATGATGTCGAGGACCTTCTGCGTTACCATCTGATTGACATCTTTCTCCATCGGATAAAAGGAAAACGTCGCTACTCCCGTAACAGAGTAGGATTGGACACCATTCGATGCGTGTCTGTAAGTGTCGTTAAACTTGACGGAAAGCACATTTGCAAACTCGTATACCGCATTGTCCGGTATAGTGAGGCGGGGGTACCGCCTAGAAAGCGTATCTGCCGAGACGGTTATTAATCGTTTTTTCCTCTCCGGATCGCTTTCTAGCCAGTCCTGCACGTCTATACAGTTCGCTGTGATATACTCGTCAGCAGCGTTTATATTTACGGTCATTACGACCTACCTCCTTATTTGGAGGCTTTTGCCGCTTTGGCTTCAGACGACGGCGCAGGTGCCGCTTTGCCTCCGTCTTTTTTGATTACGCCAGACAATCGAGCAGCAGCGCGTGGGTGGAATACGGCAAGACCGTTGTACCACTCGATACGTGTCCGGAATACCGGCTTTTCGTTCAGCTCGCCCAAGTCGCGTACGGAAATTGTCCCGTTTTGCAGGCCGGATACATACTGCTCTGGGCCAAATTTAATAGCGTACAGGGATGCAGTTCCGCCTGTTTCGTCAAAGCCCAGAATCTCGTTTCCGTTGGCATCCGTCTCAATCACCCGGATTGGGATGCCGCCGTATGTCATAACCTTGCGGCCGTATGCGTCGTAGCTACCCTCGTCGTACCCGTTGTGGCTTTGAATTACGCGCTTGAGTTCGCGCCTCATCGCCTTGGATAGGTAGATAACGTCAGGTTCGCCTTCTACTGCGTCGATCAACTCATCAAGCATCGTGATAGTCAACTCGCCGCCTTTTCCATCAATAACCTGTTTACCGGTCAGGCGCTTTTCTAGTCCGTCAAAGCCTTTAGGCTCTTTGGCAACGTCACCCTTGAAGAATGTTTTTGTCCAAGCAAGGGATAGAGCTTTCGTTTTCATTTGCGTTTGGATCGCACGCTGATCGTTTACGTTTCCACGAGTTTGGACGATAAAACGGTCGACGTCCACATCACCACCGGCGATTATCAACCCTTCGGATAGCTGGTTGACGATACCGGCAGATTCTTGGTAACCTTCGTTCACGTCCCGGAACCCGATTCCCGGCAATACGCCCTCTTGGTTATACTTGTAGCTGTTTCCTGCAATGTCCATGAAAGGGAGCATTTCTAATACCGCGGAATTTCTCGCAAAAACCTCAATTACTCCTCTTTGGAGTGTATCTGTAGATAGCTTCGCTGCTTCTGGTAAAGTAAGTGCCATAAATTAAATTCCTCCTTGTTTTTGGGAAAATAAAAAGACGCCAATCAGCGCCTACTAAACTTTAGTTCCGTATGCCGTTTTTAACATCTGGAACGGGTTCATGTCTTTTACGTCTAGCTGCGTCGAATCTCCACTCGGATTAGTACCGCCACCAATCGGCTGCTGCGGCTTATTAGCAAGAAACGGATTAGCCTTTAACAGATTCTCGACTACCTCGTCCATACCGGTTACCTTTCCATCCTCCATCTTGACGGTAGACAGATCGGCAAGCTTTAACGCAGCGTCGACGTATGCTACTTTGCCGGTTGCGGCCTTGATAAACTCGTTGGTAATGCGTTCTTTCTGAATTTCGCCACGCACCTTTTCTAACTCTGACGCCAGCGCCTGCTTCTCTTCCTCGTGCTTCTTAGCCGCCTCGGCCAGTCGCTCTTGCTCGGACAAATCGGCTAGACGTTTTTCCTCGGCAAGCCTTTCATACTCAGTGAGTTTCGTCTTGATATCGTCGTAATCGCTGTACTTTTCGGCTTTCTTGCGTTCTCGTGCCAGCCGATCAGCTACGATTTTGTCTAGCTCTTCTTGCGTAAATGTTTTTGATGTCTCGACCTCCTTCGCTTGCTCTCCGTCACCTTCGCCGCCTTCACCTTCTGCGAATAGTTGCAGGTTTAACGGCAGTCTATACATTTTCTCCATTGTTTACCTCCCGCGTTTTAGCACCGCGTAGTGCATAGTTTCCGAAAGTTTTAAGCCATTTCGTAAGGCATACGAAAAAGACGAGCGTGTATCACTCGTCGGTATCATCTTCTCCATCTTCGTACCGCCTAGCACTTCGGATAGGCGTAAAGGTGTGCTTGCAATGTGGATGAAATATCTCTTTGGTCGCGCGCAATTGGTCATATGTTGGATACGGCCCCGGCGCTTCTGCCGTGAGCTTAATGATTTTGCCTTCCCAATTGCTACATGCGTCAGTTGCGCCGTGCCTTGATATGACTGCATACTGCGCGTCTCGCTCCAGTGCAGATATCGTTGTCGCTTCCCGGTACGTATTCATCATTTTCGTACGGGTGAGCATCTCGACATAGGTATCGGGTCGCCATCTACGCCCGGCTGCGTCTATGATACCGGAATCCAACGATTTCCCAAGCTCCTGACGCATCCTGTCGAGCGCATCCCGGGATATCGTACGCCGGCCATTGATTCCTGCGGCCATGTTCTCGCGGACTGAATCGGCATAAGCCTTTTTGATCGCCGACCGGACTTTTCGCTCAACGTTCTGAGTCACGGCAAGGATATCGGCCTGAGTGTCTGCGATGGCCGCCGCGACCATGTTTTCGCTGATTTTGCTTAATTTTACGGCCTTGATCGCTTCCTCGACCGTCTCTACAATTTCAAGGGCAATAAGCGTTTTTACAACACCGTCAGCGGCCGCCTTCGGGATATTCTCCTGTATCCAATCGTCTGTTTCGTCAAGTAAGTCTGTTAGGATACGTTCAATTCTGCGTATATTCGCGGTGACGATTGCCCGCTGCATGCCGACGAGTTCTATTCCGTTTAGCTCATTTCGGACTTTTTGGAGCGCCCGTTTATAGGCGCTGACGAGCTTGTCGACGTCGTAATCATAGCTTGGTACTGGTATGCGGCTCATTCGGTATTTTCCTCGACATCTTTGGATTCGTTAAAAATACTAGAATCGACGGGCATTTCTTCCCTTTCTTCACGTCGGATACGCTCCAATTCTGCCTCCGCCTGCTCCTCGGTCATGTCATCGAGCCTCATCAGTGCTGTTTTCTGCGACAGGGTCGGTTTCCCACCGGTCCGTATGCTCGTCAAGTTTGCCATTTCGTAAGGCATACGAAAAAGACGAGCGTGTATCACTCGTCGGTATCATCTTCTCCATCTTCGTACCGCCTAGCACTTCGGATAGGCGTAAAGGTGTGCTTGCAATGTGGATGAAATATCTCTTTGGTCGCGCGCAATTGGTCATATGTTGGATACGGCCCCGGCGCTTCTGCCGTGAGCTTAATGATTTTGCCTTCCCAATTGCTACATGCGTCAGTTGCGCCGTGCCTTGATATGACTGCATACTGCGCGTCTCGCTCCAGTGCAGATATCGTTGTCGCTTCCCGGTACGTATTCATCATTTTCGTACGGGTGAGCATCTCGACATAGGTATCGGGTCGCCATCTACGCCCGGCTGCGTCTATGATACCGGAATCCAACGATTTCCCAAGCTCCTGACGCATCCTGTCGAGCGCATCCCGGGATATCGTACGCCGGCCATTGATTCCTGCGGCCATGTTCTCGCGGACTGAATCGGCATAAGCCTTTTTGATCGCCGACCGGACTTTTCGCTCAACGTTCTGAGTCACGGCAAGGATATCGGCCTGAGTGTCTGCGATGGCCGCCGCGACCATGTTTTCGCTGATTTTGCTTAATTTTACGGCCTTGATCGCTTCCTCGACCGTCTCTACAATTTCAAGGGCAATAAGCGTTTTTACAACACCGTCAGCGGCCGCCTTCGGGATATTCTCCTGTATCCAATCGTCTGTTTCGTCAAGTAAGTCTGTTAGGATACGTTCAATTCTGCGTATATTCGCGGTGACGATTGCCCGCTGCATGCCGACGAGTTCTATTCCGTTTAGCTCATTTCGGACTTTTTGGAGCGCCCGTTTATAGGCGCTGACGAGCTTGTCGACGTCGTAATCATAGCTTGGTACTGGTATGCGGCTCATTCGGTATTTTCCTCGACATCTTTGGATTCGTTAAAAATACTAGAATCGACGGGCATTTCTTCCCTTTCTTCACGTCGGATACGCTCCAATTCTGCCTCCGCCTGCTCCTCGGTCATGTCATCGAGCCTCATCAGTGCTGTTTTCTGCGACAGGGTCGGTTTCCCACCGGTCCGTATGCTCGTCAAGTTTGCCATTTCGAGTTCATCGTCTGGTAGACCGTCTTTAAACTGGATTTTCGGTACGGTAGGCTCATACCCGGGCTTTACCGGTGACTGCGCATGTTCCAGTAGTTGCGCGATGTATAAGACTTTCGCAAGCCCTTCCGCATAGTACTGGCGCTTCCGGTTGATCTTGGCAAGCAGCGAGTTCATTCGAAACTTGACCGCAGCTCCTGACGTATGACTCGTTCCAGAATTGTCCCGACCAAGCGCAACAGGCGGCAGTTCCGCCGTTGTAAGCAAGAAATCGAGCAGCGTTTCGAGCTCTTTAAACGCGGCCATAAGTTGACCGTCCCATGTGATGTATTTAGGTACGACGTCTTTTTCGTCCACCTCGAACACCTTGTCACGGCTGGCGTGAAACATCGGCTGCCCGTTATCGTCCTCTTCGAGTGAGCCGGTCGGTACCGCCATCGCTGGGTCAGCATGCTTATCGAGGATATTGGCGATTTGAGACAGCCGATTATCGATCTCGTCAAATATAGCCTTATGCTCCGAGAGATCGTCGATCCCTTCCCAAGATTCGTCAGTCCCATAGTTCGGGACGTGAACAACGAGCGGAAACGGCACTCCCGTTGTTACTTCTCGCTTTTCTGGTGGAATCTCCGCACATATACGCCACTGCTTGACTTTGTTATCCATATCGTACGTGATCGGCTCCATACGGAGTTTGCGGTATTTAATCAGTCCCGGATAATGACTCTCGACAAACAGTTGCCAGTCGTCCTTGCCGTCGCGTTCAAACAAGACGGGATAAGCAATATGATACGCAAAGATCAGGTTCTCGTTGGTCGGCAGCGGTTCAGGAAACACGTATTCAGCTTTTTGCTGCTCGATGATAACCCGATACGGGTCGATCGATTCGTCTAAAAATCCGTCATAGTGCTGGCTGTACCGGACTTTGTAAAACGCGTCACCTCGGTATGCATTACCCAGCGCTGACTCGTAATTGATGATGTGCAGCCGGTTCTCTTGTACCAGCCGTTCAATCGTCTCCTGCTCTGGCGAGTGGTCCTTTCCGTTGCCCGCCGAGAATGTCGGCGTTTCCCCGAAAAGAAAATCCGCTGACTTTTTGCAGATGAGTCCGGGAAAGTTTGCGGTAATGTACACCGTATCGCGCTGGGACTGAGTCAATCGCTGATGCACGCGCTCGAATACATCGTAGTGAGCACCCTTAAACAGTTTCTGGTTCTCTTTGTATCGTTCGATCCGTTTCTTATGTCGTTTCTGTTCCGTTGGGAAGAACTCCCCGACAGCAAATATATCTTTCAGCCTCGTTCACCTCCTTATAGTCCCGGTGGTTTTTTATAGTACGATTTCTTGCGCCGTCTCTTTCCTCCCGCAATATCGACGGCTCCAGCCAGCGCGTCCGGCAGGTCATCGTGGGTACCTCCCGGGAACTGTTCCATCTGCTCAAGTAGCAATCGATGCGACCGGCTAAAACGTAAAAAACCGCTCTCTATAAGCGGTTCTAGTGATTCGATGCGTTCTTCTTTTTTCGTTTTGGACGAGAAAGATTTGATTCTTGTCCGGTATATCTTGCGCCGGGATAGCTCCTCTTGGAGCTGACGGTACATATCAAACTGGGCACCGACAGTCTCTACGGCAAAGACCCGATGCTCATATTCGATGATCTTTTCGACAGCCACCTTCAGTGCAACGTGAGCCTGACACTTCTGGGCCCACGCATCAAGGACGTAGAGGACACCGGTCCGCCGGCAGCGGCCAACCGTAATAATTGCATTGTAGTCGCTGCGCCTGTTCTTGCCTTGCGCAATGTCCCAAAACGCGTATAGGTCCATCGGGATCATGTGTCCGTACTGGTCGTAGATGTCGGACTCGTCGTAATAGCGGAATTTCTCAGGGACGAATATTGCGCTTTCTTCATCGATCGGATTGTTCTGGTACTCCGTATTAAAGGCGCGGGACCCGTTATCCCACTTCCAACGCATCAATTTCCACAGCGGCTGAACTTCCGGCCAGAGTACTACAGCTCCCTCGTCCATTTCGCCTTTGTGTTCGAGGTAAAATGCTTCTGCCGCCTCTGCTCGCTCGTCTTCCGGCCTTTCGGGGTCAAGATAAATCGACCGGCATTTCTCCCACAGGTCAGTTTGATTAGGTTCCTCAATAAGCGCCTTGTACCGCTTTGTCTTAAAGTCAGTACGCTTCATAACCTTGATTAAGAGAGCGTCCACGTGCACGACGGTACCCATATAGATAATCGCTGTCTTCTTGCCGGCAGGGTCTCCGAGAGGCACGACAACCTTCGTAAACCAGTCAAACAGTTCTTGCCGTAATTGCTCTGTGTTCGTATTCCGTTTATCTTCGAGATCGTCACAGATAACCAAGTCTGGGCGCACTCCGTTCCAGTTTCGTCCACGAAGAGCTTGCCCCGTTGAGGCCGCCTCAACCTTGCATATTTGATGCTGTCTATCATCCTCCATCGGCTCCCACGCAACAAACTCGGACGTATTATCCCTCGGGTTCATCTGCTGTTTAGGGTGGAGCAACGGACCAAAGTCCTTCCGTAGCTTCTCGTTATGCTTTAGCTGGTTCGCGATCCATTCTAGGTTCGCGCTGGAAACTGTCGGGGTCTCCGAGATGACGATGATATACTTTCGTAGCCGGTAGACGATCTCATGCAAAGGGTTCGCCTTTGATAGATACGTTGATTTAGCATGGGATCGCGGCGCGGCTACCGCTACCTTGCCGTTCCTCTTGACATACGAGATACGATTCATTTCATCGCAGATTTCTTTGTGAAATTGCGGAGCATCCGCTACATCTTCCAGCTCAAAGCTATCCCAGTTGCCCGGATTGCCCGGGTTTCTCGTTTCCGAAAAGTATTCCCACGCAAAATAGAGTAGATTACGCTCGCCCCGGTGGATACGCTCCAACCGCTCAAGCTCCGTTAGATACTCGTCAAGTTCAGCGAGCTCACTTTCAGTAAGCCGATTCTGATTCGCGGCCATAGCGTCGATCAGCTCGGTGTACTTGCGTATGAGTTCCTCGCGTTTCTCTCGTTTTAGCCACTCGGTGCCGGTCCACGTCACGGCATCGCCTCCAATCATTGATTTTTAACGGAAAAATCACGGGAAATTACCGTGTTTCACGCTCAGGTCGACCGTTTGGTCTTCCGCAAGGGAAAACGGCTAATTTCCCGTTGATTTATCGTAACCACCGCAGCCCCCGTATTGCCGACAAAATAGTCAAGGCATAGACGATGATTAATAATGCGGTGTCTCCCGGCGATAAGCCCGCTAAACGGATAGCGAAAATAAGTACCGCCGCAAACGCAATTATAAAAATGCCGATGAGCACCGATGCAGCTACATGTAATTTATTCATCGCTGAAATGTTCCCCGATAAAATCTAAGTAAACTTGAGTTTTAGAGTCTCCGTACCATTTATCTATCAGTTCTCCATCAATCTGGTGTTCGAGAATTCCGCAGTACTTATACGCGTTCCCTTCCTCAACCCTAAAACGCTGCCCTTCTCGCAGAAGTGAATATGCGATTGCTTCGATATCTTTCCGAATCTTCTCTTCTAGCGCTCTTTTGATATACGCCTGTGCACTTTCTACCTGTTCCACGATAACCCGACCTCCAAACGTCAATTATTTACGGGAAATTTACGAGAAATTATCGATTTTCAAGCCTAGGTAATATATTTGGTCGTTTCGATGGCTAATCGTCTAATTTCTCGGTGATTTTTCGTTATGCAAGGATATGCCGACGACCATAAGCGCATCGGTTTCGTCCATGCGGCCGTCCTCCCCGCCTAGTTTTCGTTAGCCAAGCAACAGCGATCTGATACCGCATATTATATTAGTGCCACCTCGTTTTCACTCCTTTAAGCGGTGGGGTAGCTGTCGTTGCGTGGTTGGTTCGTCCGCACAGACTTCGCTTATGTATCGGAACAGGGCCCGGTGCATAAGCGTTGCCGTGACGGGCAAACCCAAACGTTATTTTTGATGCGCGGATTTTTCCGGCACGAGACGCAGCCACTCGATAGGGGCCCTTGGGGGTGGGTGCCCTCCTTGTCGGATTGGGTTCACGCAGCCCCCGTTTCATGCATCGTTTATGCATCGAAAGCCTTACGAAATAAGAACGCAAAACACAAAATCTTGTGTTTAACGAAATATTCAATCGACAAATGAACGATGATACGTTCGCACGACAGCCGCAATGCCGCGTCAGCACTGGCTTTATACTATCGTTCGCTGAAGATAAACATCTGTACAAAAGCCGAATTATGTGCGGCAGTATATACCCGGCACTGTATGCGGGTGAATAAGTATACGGGGACTGAATCGGGTCCGCGCGGTTGGTTTCTGAAAAGTTTCGGAGGACCTTCCGTCAGGACTGCGCAAGGGATGTAATCGACCCGGTTACGATTGGTCAACGAAAGCCGATCGTCTCAATCCCACTGTAACACACATAGTTACAACGCAGCCCTACATATTACTGCCCGTCTAATCCCCCTACTGTGTACGGCGGTCTTTGAACGCAGCCAGCCGCTGGTTCAACGCCTCCACATCGACTTGGTCCGGCCCGGTCGTTTCAACCTCGATCCGGTCGGTCAGCATACCGTTAATCTGTAGCGCAAGCTTAGCCATTGCTGCGTTACCATCCCGGATAGCAATCTCCGTCAGGCTATCGATTAACTCCGGCAACTTCTCCTGACTGTTGCGGACCATCTGACGCTTAAGCTCCGCCTCGAACATCTGATCCTTACGCCAGTTGCCTATTGTGTTCGGATGCACCCCGCATATCTCGGCAATCTCTGCGTATGTCTTTCCGCCTTTCTTTGGCAACGCTAAATAGCCGATTGCCGTATATTGCTCCGTGCTTAACAATTTTTTAAACGTCATGATTACCGTCCTCCTTTCGTATAACTCCGCCTCTGTGGTACAGTTCTTTTTCTATCTCTCGTATTTCGCGTTTTGCATCAGCCAGATCACGCTGTATATAAAAGCCCGTAAACCCGCTCATATCATCGACCCATCTTTGTAAGTACCGTAATCTATCTAAAAGCCGGCACTTACGGATAAACTCATCCGCATCTCGGGTAACAAGTACATCGGCAAAATACGAGTCCCTATCCACAACTGACTGCCAAGATGTAGAGTCGGTTTGGATTTTATGAATACCGCCAGTCATACCTTTAGCTTTCGCCACAAACGCCCTAAGCGTCTCCTTATCAAGCTTCCC